AGATGTAGTTGGCCCAGCATCGGCAACCACTCCCAACTTTGCATCTTTCGGTGATGCTACCGGAAAGCTGCTTGCGGACAGCGGGTACAATCCCGCATCCTTCGCAACTCCGGGCCACACCCACACAGAAGCTGCTCTGGTGTTGGCTGACAATACTACGGGGAATGCTTCAACAGGCCGCCATGGTTTCCTCGTAAAATTGAGCGGGATGGTGGGGCAGTATCTGACAGGTACAGGTACATGGGCGACTCCTTCCGGAGGAACCGGGGATGTTTCGGGGCCGGGGAGTGCTGTTCTAAATAACTTTGCCTCGTTCGCTTCCTCTGACGGCAAATCAGTTCAGGACAGCGGGTATGGAGCAAGCTCCTTCGCAACTCCGGGTCACACCCATGATGTAGGAGATATCAACGCAACGGGAACCCCATCATCCGCAAACTATCTCCGGGGAGACGGTACATGGACAGCCCCATCAGGATCAGGGGATGTAGTTGGTCCTGCTTCTTCGGTAACCAACAACTTTACCTCCTTTGCAGACGAGACTGGGAAGCTGGTAGCTGACAGTGGATATGGTCCTTCTTCCTTTGCGACTCCTACTCACACCCACACAGAAGCTGCCCTTTCCCTATCGGATAATACAACAGCCAACGCGAGCACAGACAAGCATGGTCTCCTTCCCAAATTGGATGGGGAATCCGGCCATTTCTTAAACGGAGCCGGGAGTTGGGCAACTCCTTCCGGGGGATCAGGCTCTTCAGCCTATCACTATGCGTCTCCGGCTACCGCTGATACAACCTGGACGATAACCCATAGTCTGAGTCAGAAATACGTTATTGTAGTTTGCGCGGTTGCTGGAGTACAGGTGATCCCTAGTGAGGTTGAGTTCACTAGCGATTCAGTGGTCACTATCACTTGGGCCAGTGCTGTTACAGGTAATGCCGTGGTCATAGGATAGTTTGTAAAGGATCGGATATGAGCATATTGAGATCCATTAATATATACGCTGGAGGAGTAACTGGAACTTGGACTGCTCCCCTCAACTTGTTAGACAACTCGGTGCTCGTAGAATGTTATGGGGGAGGTGGAGCCGGAGCCAGAACAGGCACCACCGCTTACAGAGGTGGAGGTGGAGGTGGAGGTGGGGCTTATTCTAAAGCTATCATGACCGTGACTCCGGGAGTGACCTATGATATTTGGGTTGGATTAGGAGGTTATTTTATTTCAACCTCGGAAGTAACAAACGGGCAAGACTCCACTTTTACGGACGATGATGAATCAGTATGCCGGGGAAGAGGGGCTTCCAGTCCGGCCATAGGTTCTTACGCAGCCACAGCCGGGGCCAGCTTCGTTGAAGGTGATGGGGACAGCGGATTCTCCGGAGGGGCTGGAGGGAACGCCCAAGATATCAGTTTTTGCAGCGGTGGAGGTGGAGGTGGAGCCGGGGGGTCTTCAGGAGCAGGAACTGCAGGAGCAACGGGCATCCCCTATTCAACGTATGCCACCGGAGGTATAGGGGGAGGAGGTTTCGCAGGCAACGGGGGTTTCGGACTTTATTTTTCAGCTAAAGATAATGTTGTGAAGGGAAATTGGGGACTTTCTTTTGGTGGTGGTGGTGCTGGTGGTTATAGAATCACTTCTTCAAACAATGGGGGCAACGGGGGCAACGGGCTCCTCCGTCTTACTTGGAAAGAAGGGGAGGGGACAACTCAAGCCCAAGGAGTTGAGGTTAATTCTTTAATCATGGCCAACCTGAGTGGACATCCTGAGAAAGAAGGTTTTTACATTGTGAACAAGGTTTTGTACTATCAATTCCCTGTAGGGACAATTTACACGGTCGATGTAACAGAGGAGGCTTGATGAAAATTGACGGTTTGTCTATCTGCGGTTTATCTCTAACGGATGTTTTATCAAAGCCCACCCTGCCGTCTGGATATGGCCAAATATACTTCCAAGGCGGGGTTTTGTATTACGAGGATCCAGACGCAGTTTTGTTCACAATAGATATCAATGAGCATATGTCTGACAGGGGTTGTTTCTTCGGTGGCTATAATCCACTGCAGACACCCGCTTACAAAAATGGTATAGAATATATCACCATCTCTGTTCTAGGTGTATCGGGTACTTTTGGAGACATGTCTGTAGTAAGACATAATGTGTTGAATTCTGGTATAGCCTCCCTCACTAGAGGTATTATGGCGGGAGGAAAAACAAGCAGCACAACCTACACCGATTCCATAGACTACATTACCATAGCAACTATCGGCAACGCAACCGACTTCGGTGATCTCACTGCAACAAGAAGTTATCTTTGCTCTGTGTGTAATAAGATCACAGGTATTTTTATATCTGGGCTGTCTGACAAGGGCATAGACTACATTACAATAGCAACTGCTGGTAATGCTACAGATGGTGGAACTTATGAGCCAAACAACGCCTCAGTCTATAATGGGGAAACGTTTTCCACTCCCTCTTATGGCTTGTATTTTTCGGGATACCAAAATGTAAATTGGTCTTGTGTTTTTCCTTTCTATGCTCCTGGGGCATACTCACTTTGGGGGGAGTTGACCGACAACGTCTATGGTTATGGATCGGTGTCCAATGGAGTGATAGGGGTGGCAGTCGGCAAGAATATGAAATATTGGAATTTGATCGCCTTTTCTCAACAGTCCGATTTCGGAACTTTGCCAACCAATGCTATGCGCACTGCTCTCTGTTCTCTAACGAGATTTGTGACCAACTATTCTGCAGATGTTGACTCTCCGGTTGGAACTAACCTCTATTGTCACTTTGCTACAAAAGGGCAATGTAATGATTTTGGAGCCACCGGGCTGATTATGGATGCTGGGGCTTTCTCTGGGGCACACGGGGGATTGATATGAGGTTTGAAAATTCTAAATTTGAATCAGTTGTAGGAATTGGGGAAGATAGATTCATACACCCGAAGGGTTACAATATTTTGGTACCAGCTTCTGACGTAACTGTGAACTTTACAAGATCAGGAGCTGATACAAACTTTGATTGCATCAATGAATATCCGACTCCAGACGATGCTACCTCATATGTGAGAAAACAAAATACAACCTACCAATCTGATATTTATGGGATGACCAAACCAGCAACTTTGTTTCCCAATACTTCCTTGATCTCTCTACAGATTGGGGCTAGAGTATATTCTCCAAGCTACAATGCATATGTCAATGTTGGTTACAAAATAGGGGAGACTTCTTATCTATCAGCTATCGTAACAAATTTGAAACTTACAAGTTACACCACTTATTATAGCTCTTTGTCAACGGTCAATCCAGCCACTTCCGCACCTTGGACTATTGACGAGGTTAATAATTTGAATGTTGAACTCCAAATGAAAAGTGCCAATAGTACAGGGTACGTTTATTGCTCTCAACTTTTCGTAATTTTTCAGGTCTGTCCCTTTGCTACTATTTTCAGATCGGGCGGGGATCTTTTGGTGGCTAGTTTATCGGATACAAAAAAGATAGCTTTGACAAAGGTGGAGTGATTATGAAACATCATGATCCTCAAGGAGGTTTGTTTGGAGGAGGGTATGAAGCTGCCCTTGTAGATACAATAGAATATGTTACTATTGCTACAGAGGGGAATGCAGCTGATTATGCCAATCTTACTGTGGCCCGACAACAGAGCAGTGGGACTTCTGGAAAACACCGGGGCTTGTTCGTTGGAGGATGGGTGGCTGCTGCTTCTAATGTTATTGATTATGTTACTATTGCTTCTGTGACAAATGCAACCGACTTCGGTGATCTTACGGCAGCGAGGACGGGGATTGCAACGGTGGGCTCTTATCACGGTGGACTTTATGTATCTTGATAACAGCGTAAAACGCTCAGGGTGTGTGGGGTACTACAGAATGTACTACCGTACAGCCTTGTATGAATAGATATGAAGGCATCAACGAGGAGTGTATGATTTTGGTACAAAAAACCGGGAACGAGAAAAACCAAAACCGAGGAGGAAAAAGATGAATGATTTAGCATTACTGGAAAAGATCGGGGATATGGTAAGCTCCATGCCGGACAAGTATGTTCCAATGCTGAAAGAGATTCAGGCGGGACTTCCGGAGATCAGGAGGGCTTCTCAGGCCTTTTTCAAGACTCAGAGTCAGTTCATGGACAACATGCTGACGGTGTCTCATCCGACTCCTTTGAGGAATCTCCGACAGATTCTTGCGGAGATGAACCGGACAATGGAGGCTATCCGGGAAAACTATTTCAACAGGCTCAGGTTGGAACTCAAGATTAAAAAGAGCAAGCACAAGCTTGAAAACGATCCTTTCCTTGATGAGTTCGATAGAGAAGAGATTGGAATTGATCTGGCGGATGACCAATCGAAGAAGGAAGTCCAGGAGGCTTATTGGGGTGGAGCTATTCGCAAGCTCAGGAATTACATGGAGCAGTATCAATCTATCCTGAATACTCTTGGAGTTAAGAATTGGACAGAGATTGACTTTGAGGGTGAGGAAGAAAGATATCATATCATGAAAGCCTTTGAGCAGGGCCTCAACGCTGCCAGGGCTCGTCACGGGATAGTAGACGAAGGCAACATGATATACTTTTATCAGATTGGGATTAACGGGGGAGTGGCTCAGGCTTATGTTCTCCGATTTCTTTTGGAGGAGGAAAGGCTGATCAAGGAAGGGGGCAATGTATCTCACTCAGCAGTTATTCACTTTTTGGAAGAGATGGCCAACACCTTCAAGGGCTGCTCAAAGAAATTTGCTGAGATGAAAGGGATGACGGGGAATATTGTTGAAGAGGCTACCCTCGCAGACGTTTATGCGAATATGGGAAAGGAGAGTGAGTGATGAGGAAAAGAACAAGAAGAATACTTTGGGCCGCTTTTGTCTTCGTTCTGGTGTTGATTTTCTGCGGGACGGGTTTTGCGGCAAGTCTTCGGGTGTCGTGGGATGCAAACACGGAAAGTGACCTGGACGGGTACAAGGTGTTCTATGCCACTCCTTCTGATCCAGGTTGGGCTTCCACCGGGGATTCTATCACCTATACTCTTGGGAGCTTGCCGAGAGTAACTGAGAAAATATCGGGGACCAGTTTGATTTTACCGGATGTGGCTCCTGGACCTTATGCGGTAGGGGTTATTGCATTGGACACTGTGGGAAATGAGAGTCAGCTGAGTGAAATCAAATCGATTCTCGTTCCAAATCCCCCGGTCCAGATCGAGGTGCCCGTGATACAGAGGCCACCTCAGGCTCCGGTCCAGATTATTATTAACATAGAACAGTGACGATGGAGGGGTGATGGAATTGCCTCTCGGATTGCTCAAGCTGGTGATGAGATTCCTTGACTATGGAGGGATGGGCTTGGTCACCCTGATTAGTTTATCTATGGTTTGGATGTTCCGGAAACGCATTTTTCAGTTTCCGGAGTTTGTCAGCCGGGATAAGTACGGGGCCAAGTCCCATTCTCTTCTCAGTCAGTTGGACACTTGGATATACTTTCGGCTCCCAGCTATGGAATCGGAATGTTTGCTGAGAAGGGAATTGTTCAAGACGTACCTGCTGGTGATGTTCAAGGAATGGCGATCTTTCATCAATGATATGGTCCATCTGGATATAGAGAGCATGACAGACGATGAGTTCCAGAAGAGGGTTATGACCGGGTTTGATCATTTTCTCTTGGACTATCGTCAGAAGGTAGCAAATGAGGGAGTGCCTCTGTTTGTAGTGGAGAAATTCCGGGAAGCCAACAAGGTACGAATCGACTTGACAGTGACTACTATTCAGGAGATTATGACCAATACTCTCCTTCCTGATTTGGAGGATAAACTGGTGGTGATTCTCAATATCTTTTCGGCTTTGTCGGCTAATGTTATGGCGTCCAGCGATAGACTTATGAGAGAACTTAATGGGGAGATCTGCAAGGTTAAATTCCGAGGGATTGAGTGTGATCCGGAACGCTGCCCTATAAAAGTTCATTCTGATAGATTGAAACGGGAAACTCTGGAGGACTTATGAAGAACGATCTTTCCACATACCTCAAGGTAAGGGACGAGATGAAGACGGGAGATTTGCTCCAGTTCCGGGGCCACTCCCTCATATCCCGTCTTATCGAGTGGAGAACGGGAAAGTACAGTCACTCTTCTCTTGTCCTCCGGTTATCAGAATATGAGGGCTTGGAAAGACGAAGGTTCACTATGAGTGCGGAGCCGGGTGGGGTGATGCTTTTTCCCTTGTCTCGATATCTGGAGGGGTATGATGGTGAGGTGTGGTGGTTCCCTTTGAAATCGGAGTGGAATGAGAATCGCCAGAGGATCGGGGAAAATGCGGCCTTCTTTGCAGGCGTCAAGTATGACTTCCCGTCTTTGTTCAAGCAACTCCTTGTGAAGGTGAGTTCATCTTCCCGGAGGCTCTTCTGTTCAGAGCTTTGTTTTGTATGTTACGGTTTTACCGGGAAGGCACCCAATCCCAGCGAGATGCCCAACCTTGGTATATTCGATGAGAACCGGATCACCAAGATAATCAGCAAGAGGTAGAGATGGACGAGCGAACGTTCAAAAAGGATTCCTTATTTCTGCAGCGATATCTCCGGGCCGCAGGATTGTACCACGGTGAGATCGATAACATCTGGGGTCAGAAGTCAAGAGATGCTTACAACGAGTTCTTGGAGATATCTTTGAGGATCGAGGGAGAGACTTTCCACTACCGTAGCAAGAAAAACATTCGGTGGCTTCTTCCTCAGACTCAACGAATGGCTGTCCGTTTTTTGAACGAGATGGACATGGGCGACAACTTGCGGATAACTTCCGGATTGAGGACGTACCGAGAACAGAACCTATTATATGATCAGGGCCGAAAGAATCCGGGCCCAATAGTAACAAAGGCAAAAGCAGGTCAGAGCTTCCATAACTTCGGGCTGGCTTTTGACGTCAGTATATTTGATGGGGAAGGGAAGTATGTTGAGCGAGATCGTCCTGAGTATTCCGATCTGGCTGATAGGTTCTTGCTGAGGTGCGAATCGGTGTTGGACCTACGGGGTTTAGAGGCCGGGGCTTTTTGGAAGAGTTGGAAGGACATGCCCCACTATCAGATCAAGTTGGGGTTGAGTATTCGGGACGTTCGTGAACGTTTTGAATCAGGGACGTTGGAGGTGTAAATGGCAGCTGTACTCGTTATCCGTCTGACTGGCGGTTCAAGCAATACTGATCCAAATATCAGCCTTGGGGGGTTGATGTCCTCCGGGTCACTGATTACTTCCAACGCCATCAACAACCTCTTCCGGGATGTAACCTCAACTCAGAGATCGTCTGGGGTAACCCAGTACCGGGCTTTGAGCTTCCTTAATGTAGGGGATGCCTCCGCAACTACTGTAAAATTCCATCTGGTATGGGCTTCCCCGTCTTCTGACTCGGATATCCAGATTGGATACGATACGAGCCATGGCTCTTGTGCCTCTGACTCTGCGTTGGAGACGGTAGGGGATGAGTACACGAGCCCGTCCACCCCGTCTATCTCCTTCAGCTTAGCAACTCCGGGCTCCATGATATCTCTTCCGGACATTGCTGTTGGGGAGCAGGTGCGGGTATGGTTTAGAAGGGTTATCACGGCTGATGCCGGGAATCGGGCCACAGATACCACTCGCTTCAGGGTATCTTACGCATAAGGGGGAGAGATGGCAACCTTCATAGTGGAAACGGGAACAGGTGTAACAGGGGCTAACATCTACTGGTCCCTGGCATCTATTGATTCGTGGCTGGCTGAGAGGAATCTTACCTCTTGGGCTTCCTTGACTACAACCCAGAAAGAGTCAGCAATATTTACTGTCATGGATTGGTTGGAGAGTCAGAATTGGAAAGGGTACAAGACCCACTACGACAATTCACTCTGTTGGCCAAGGGATGAAGTCTACGATCAGGACGGGTACTTGGTCCCGTGGAACACGATCCCTAACAAGCTCAAGTATGCGTTGGCTCGTGGATCCTACGAGGAAAGTGTAACACCGGGAACATTCCTTGCTACGGGTACTCAGGAAGACTATATCACCCGCAAGAAGATCGATGTTCTGGAATTCTCGTATGGCCGGGTTGTTCCGGAGAAGATAGTCAGGAAGGTGAATTTTTATATCGAGGGGTTCATTGAGGGTGGGATGGATCCAAACAGTGGAACCGTATCTGTGGTGAGGACATAACGATGGATTACACCTCAATAGTTCTCTCAGCCTACAACTCCATTAAGGACTACGGGTCAGCTGCGACTATTCAGGTGAGTACCAAAGCAACCTATAACCCATCAACGGACGCTCACGCTTCAGCCTCAACGAATTACCCCACATTCGCACTTATAAGGAATTACACAGAGAACGAAGTGAACAGAACGGATTTGATCAAGGCGGGAGATAAAGAAATGATCATCCCGGCATATGGGCTTCCTCGTCTCGATACCCAGCCGGGAAAGATTCACATAAGGGTTTATCAGGGGGGAAGGACTTGGCAGACTATTAACGTCAAAACGGTTGAACCGGGTGGTACAGCTATCCTGTTCAAGCTTCAGGTGAGAGGATGATATGGCTCTAAAGTTTACCAGTGGGCAAACTCAAGAGAGGATGTTTAACAGCGCACGGGCTTTTGCGGGAGCACTATCTAAACTTGCAGAGACGTTGAACGCTGATATCTCTCAAGTTTACCGAAGAACTATTTTGGATGTGTATAATAACATCACCCTTCGGAGTCCAGTGGACACCGGGACGTATCGGGCATCCCATGGTATAGCTGTTGGTCCGGAGCCTTCAGACGGGGAAGGAATACACCAAATTGAGGGCGGGGCTGGTATTGCTAGATCATACAATGATGAAGTGAGAATGAGCTTCAAGTGGACTATTGGCAAGGGGACGATCTGGCTGTACAATAACGTTCCCTATGCGGAAGCTCTTGAGCGGGGTCATAGTGGTCAGGCTCCTGAAGGGGTTTATGCATTGGCTCTTCAGGAACTGGCGACCAAGTTGGAACAGGCTCTGGAGGAGTGATGACACCGGAAAATATACGATCATCAATGGCGAGCTATCTCAGCGCAAGCTGGGCAACGTGTACTGATATATCCTGGCCCAACGTTGTGTTTACTCCGGAGGAGGGCTCAAGTTGGATCAGGCCCATCATAAAGATGGGCAACACCTACGAAGGAGAATTGGGGGAAACGGGAGTGGGGGTAAGAAACGGGGTTTTGATGATCTCCGTTTTCACCCCACTCGATTCCGGGACCAAGACGGGTTATGATCTTGCAGGGCGGTTGGAAACGGCTTTCCGAAGGCATATCACCTCAGAAGGAATAATGTTTGGAGAACCGAACACTACCGAGGTGGGAAAGGATCCCAACGGATTCTATCACCACCTGATGACCGTTGGTTTCCAGACGTTTGTGGGAGAGTGATGTGAAGATCGGAAAACGAAAGCTCAAGATGAGCAGCGGTAAAATCCGCACCTTCCGATCAAAGAAGGCGCGGGACAACTTCGAACGGGTAGCCCAAGCCTACAAACACGGCTGGCGGCCCAAGAAGAAGAAAAGCAAATAACAAGTAAGGAAGGAGGACAGCAAATGGCTATTTCGGAAATTGGACTTTCAAGGCGGCAGAGGGTTTTTGTTGTCCTTGAAGATACTACTGGGACACTGAAATTCCCTTCGGCAAGCGATTTCATCCGTCCAGCAGGGAATGCTGTGATGAATCAGAATCCGGATTTCAGTGACTCCGAGGAGCTTCAGGACACGTTAGACGTTCTGGACCGTTTCCAGAACGCGATGCCTGCGGCTGAGTGGACTATCCCCATGTATGTGAGACCGCATGGGACACTCGGATCGTCTGGACATCAGGGGAGTGCGTTGTTCCAGAGCCTTCAGGGTTCTATCAACGCCGCAACAATGGCTTCCCTCTCTTCGAATATCACCGCAGCAGGGACCACCATCCCCTACCGGGGATTGAGTGGAGGCTCACTGCCGGAGAGGGGTGTTGTTCTGATCGGCACTGAGTATATCCGTTACACAGCCAAGAGCGCAACGAACGCGACTCAGGGGAACCTGACCGGGTGCCAGCGCGCATACTCCGGGACAGCGGCTACTCACGCAACAGGAGACAGCGTTGATCTTTCGAGTACCTTCTACAAGCAGACTACAACCAAGCCCTCCGTGTCCATATGGATCGAATCTGACCACTTCACTCAGGGCCTTTCCGGAGCCACCGTCAGCGCGGCCAAACTCTCGGTTACTAACGAAGGGGCAGTCAAGATCGAGTGGTCAGGTGGTGGGATGCAGATGGTATGGGCCGGGACGAGTGCGCTGGCGGCGGGTTCTACTGCAACAACCAACGTTGTAGTAGACGATGCCAAGCTGTACAAGGCCGGGGCCTACATCCAGAACTACTCCCAGTTGGATACTCGCACCGGGCAGGGGTACAAGATCACTGCGGTGAACGTGACCTCGAACACTCTCACTCTCGCCAACGCTCACGCGGGAACCTGGGCCACAGACGATGTGATCAAGGGATACCTCCCCACCGCCACGGTCATCGGTGATCCTATCGAGTCCAGACGGTCAGCAGTGCTCATCAACGGGGTTTCCGCAACGTTCCGTTCCGGAGAACTCAATATCAACGCACCCGCAGACTACATCACAGACGAGATCGGCACCGAGTATCCCCAGGGCTATATGGAGAACGTGCGAGAGATCACCTCAACTATGGGTCTGTACTTCCGTCAGGCTGACGCCAAATACTTCACCGATGGGTACCGATCTGGAAGTGAAGTTCCGGTGGACCTTACCTTTGGTCAGACCGCAGGAAAGAAGTTTGAGGTCTATCTGAAGAAGAGCAAGTTGGAAGTCCCCACTATTGAGATTGCTGCCCCTGCCCTTGCGCTTTCGATTCCTCTGAAAGCGTTGGGCACCAGCGGTGAGGACTCCTGCGAGTTGTACTTCTTGTAAAGGGACTGGAGCCGGAGGTCAGTTTGAGATCCTCCTCAGTCTGTATGGGTTTTTCCCCGGTTTGCCCATGCCTCCGGCTCCTCCCATAAAATCGGGGATGAACTACCCCACAGGCTGGGGTAAAAGAATTGAACCTCGTCAACCTCGTTGATGAGAAAATAACGCAGAAGGGAGATTTGAGATGAAATTAAGGACGAAGAAAGAGCCCGTGTGGGTAGAAGTCGAGGTGGATGGAGACAAGGCTCGTTTCTACATCAACCCCGCAACACCGAAGGATGATTTCACGTATCTGAAAAAGGCTACCAAGACGGAGTGGGAACGCAACCAGCGGTTTCAGGAACTCGATGCCTACAAGTTCAAGATGAACAAGATCCATGACGTCATTATCGACTGGGAAGGAATAGAGGACGAGGAGGGCAATCCTATCGA